GGGATGCGGCGAGGGATGCGGCGAGTAATGCGGCGTTGGAGGCGATACTTGCCCTTATCGCTTGGGATCACGCCGGGGCATTGCTGGCATTACCTGCTGAGCAAGTTCGGGTATTGGCCCTGCTTGGTCAACCGGCAGCAATATTGATGTATCCGGCTGTATTGGCCATGGAAAATCATCATGTTAAATAACACTGTTAAATCAACAACTTACAGAGGTGCTAAGTCATTGATTCTAAACAAGATTGATTCGGTTGACCAATAATACCCGAACTGCTATAATACTTGTATAGTAAATAACAAGGAGTACCTGAAATGAGCTACGTAATTTTCGAAAAAGTAAATACCAAAATTGTGCGCATTATGCGTAACGGTTACTGGCAGGACGCGATGTACAAAACCCCGGCGGCTGCGCAGGCAGGGTTTACTCGGCTCCGTAAACAGGGCAAGGTACATCCGATATTTTTTGATATCCTGTCGGTAGCTGAGTTTCGCAAGATCGAAAAAACTGTGCAGGTACGTAACTTGATGTCGGGCAAGATGGTGACACAAAGCGTGAATACTCCGCTGTGCTGCGATGTGTCTTCAGAAACGTATTGGTCGATGTGAGGAGTGAACCATGTCAAAGAGTCTAGTGTTAATGAGGGATGTAATCTGCATCTATCATCCAGAGTTCCGTAAGAGTAAAGAACTACAGAGCTACGGCATGAAGCATTCAGAGATCTTCAATGTTGAGAGACTGATAGAGGAAAGTCTGGCTGATGTTGGTGGCTATGACTTCGTTGACGCTGATGGATATGACTTCAATGATGCGTGGAACAGTGATTCAAAGACTGTTACTGTGATCCCCGATGGCAAATCCAAGACAGCGGTTGTTAGCAGTGTTGAGAACAAGATCGGCAGTCTGCGGATCACGATCTACAATCCATTCAAAGGATCATTAGACTTTATGTACATTCCTTTCAGTCGGTGGTATGGTCTGAGAGAACAGTGCTATGGGAAATCTGGTGGTTCTAAGGAGAAACTGCGGATCCGCTGGAATCAAGCCAATGACTACTACAATGGCGGGTTTGATAACTTTCTTGTTAAAGACTTCACTGAGTTGGCCACAGCCCGGGGTTGACACCAGTGCCGTTTGGCAGTATAATTAACACCTACACAAACAAGGAGTATGTAATGGAACAGTCCCAAAAAGATGCATTGCGTATATTGTGCGTTGGACAAGTATTTAACGGTGTCAAGGATGGTACGATCACTCAAGCGGAATTTGAGTTTTGGATTGCAGATAACAACGATGATGGGTATCAAGCTGGTCACGACGCAGGTTACGTATCCGGATATAACACGGCTGTGAGTGACTAAACACTGTCAAATCAAAGACTTAGCACACCTGTAAGTCATTGATTATAAACAGGATTGATTCGGTTGACCAATAATACCCGAACTGCTATAATACTTGCATAGTAACTAACAAGGAGTTGAAAATGATTGCACTAGATAACATCGAATCTATTCATAATACCGCAGTTTCTGCCGCTAAAAAGGCAGAAGCAGACTTTCGTGCTCAGCACGGTGAGCCAGGCTACTGCGGTTTTGCCTGGGTACATGTGAGAGAAAAGGCATCAACCAAATTGGGTCGTGCGTTGAAGGCAGTGGGCTTTAAGCCTGCATATGGTGGCGGACTTCAACTTTGGAATCCTGGTGGTAGCTTCACGCAAAGCATGGACATCAAGGAAACAGGCGCACAAGCCTACGCCGATGTTCTCAAGTCACATGGCATCACTGCATACATGAGTTCAAGGGCAGATTAAGTTTCGGTTGACCAATAATACCCGAACTGCTATAATACTTGCATAGTGAACAAACAGGAGCAGATATGTATTCATATTACACGATGTCACCCCGTACTGCCCGGAGCCAACCGGCTGTGAAGAAACCCACAGGCGAACGCTATTCGGCTGCTGATGTGTGGGCGGCGGCTTGTGCGGCACATCGTGTGAATGGAGCATATATAAAGAGCCCAGGACCATCAGGCCTTGGGCAGTCACTAGAACCTAATCGCGAACTTATGGCAAAGTTCTTGGCTGCCCCGGAAGAGATGTTCGAGCATGATCATGTCATGGGCGCGAATTGCCGCAAATGGTTACAAGGCGATCTCCTGGTGCGGGCCTTGAAAAACAAAGCAACCGACTTTGACAAGGCTGTGATGCAAGTGTGCGAATTGGAAGAATTTGACACCGGTTATAATAGTTATCAACTGGCTGTAATCCCATGTTTGCCAAATAGCTGGCAGCGGGGCTTGGCACGTGAACAGGTACAGGAACGTGTACGTGCTGCCACCGGAGACTACCTGGGCAACGTAGGTACTAAGGTAACATCGAATATTGAGGTGCTGAAAACAAACTACAGTGCCCAATATAACACCTATTATGTTACTGCAATTGATGATGAAAATCGATCCATGTTTTTTTCGTATCGTGAGCAACTGCCGCCCGGTACATTTGGTAAAGTGTCAGGCACAGTTAAAGCGCATCGCGATGGCAATACCCAACTCACCCGTGTTAAATTTATTAAGACAGGCGAGACCCGTGTTAAATTTACTGCGGAGGTAGCATGAAAAACATTGTCATACTGCTAATGATCACTATGCTGTCAGGTTGTGGCACTGTATGGCAGATGATAGCATATCCAGAAGATGGCAGAATGAACATAGCGGAACCACCTAGGCCAAAAAGAGCTCTAAAACCTATCGATTATGACAATTAATTATATCAAGGAGATGATGAAATGAAAGTCTGTATTGCAATTGTGTTGGTCGCTTTGCTTTCTGCATGTGGCACAATAGGTGGAACAGTGGCCGGTATGGGGCAGGATCTAAATAAAGCCGGAGAATGGTTGAAAAACAAATGATGAACTTTATCATAGGTGTGGTAGTTGGAATAGTGGTAGCATCAATTGGGTTTGGTGGTATGGCCCAAGTGCTGGATTCGGGCGTGGCTCAAGTCAAGCAACAAGCTCAGAAGCTGACAAAATAACCAAATGTCAGCTTTTGGGAAAACAAGTGTATCAAAAGTAACAAATAAGGTTGACAACCAATACCGAATTTGCTATACTGTTGATGTACTGCAAATAACAGCATTTTAATTTTTTAACTTTACAAAGGTAATACATCATGGCAACTGAAAAAACTTTTACTGTAGCTGGTACCGCAACTTTGAATGGCAACACCAAAGTACGTTTTGCAAATGACCTGGTGGCTCGTATCAAGATCCTGGCCAAGAACAACTGTACGGATATCAACTTGGTTGAGCTGCCCCATGCAATGACCAAGATGCAAGCTTTGCAGCATCTGCAGGAATTGGGTGTAACTGGTGATGCGAGTTTCGCAGTGTCCACCAAGTTGGCTGAGAAGACCAAGCTGGCCAAGAAAGGTGAGATCAAGGTTGTGGGGGTTAAGGTTACAGCCAAGACCACCAAGGTCGTTGCACCTACCGAAGCCTAAGCTCGATGGCAATGATAAAAGGCGGCTAAGTGCCGCTTTTTATTTGGCTTGCTTTTTACAAGCAATAAGTAGTATATCATGGTTAAGAAAACTACCGAGCATGTTTCGTATCATATGGAAAATACCGACATTGAATTGGAAGTAAAAATAGCCATGGCACATACCATGATGGCATTGTTTGATCTAGGCTATACAGAAATCCATCTCGGTGGATTGATACGTATAATGGGAATGTCTGATGCCGAAGCTGCAAAGTTCGATAATTCTGTAGTCACATTGGATAGCAATTTTAAAAAATATGTAGATGATTTATCCAAACAAGCCCTGGTTCAACTAGGGATTCCCGACGATGCAACTGTACATTAGGCAATATTGTTGTTGACATCATGCAGCTAACACGTTATAATAAATCATGACAAGTCATCCATTGCCTGGTGAAGGTGAGTTATTAGAATACACCTTACACGATGCAGTGGTGGCAAGTGGAAGTGCCGAATCCGACCCAAATATTGAAAAAGATACACGTATGATGGATTGGCTAGATGATAGATCATATCGTGTGATAGAAAGCGATGCCGGCAATTATCCCAAGCTATTGGCTCAAGCCATTGCTGACAGGATAGAAGTAGTCATAAAAAAGGAGAAACAACATGACAAACCACGAAACACTAAAAAACGCATTTGATAACTATGTAGCAGAGAATGAAAAGTTTACCACCAAGGGTGTTAAAGCCGCCGCTGCTCGTGCTCGTAAATCGCTGCAAGAGATGAGCAAAGCTATCAAGGAACGCCGTAAGGAAATCACCGCAGAAAAAGAAGCTTTAACCGCAGCAAAATAAGGAGGCAATAATGGCAGACGATATGAGTTTGTTATATGACCGGTATTGGAATGTTACACTTGATGCGGTAGATACCAATGAGGTACTTGCTGTGGCCGCGGTAATGTTGTCCCAAGCATTGACTTTGTATCGTACTGCCTTATCCGAAGATGATTATGATCGCATAATCGAATCGATCTCTGAGTTAAAAGATCGTGTGACGATTCTTGGAAATGAAACAGTTGGACATACTATGCAATGAAATCATTATTATTGAACTCGAAAAGGAAAATTATAAATGCTATTACCAAATGAAATTGAAGCCACAACAGCATGGTTTAAGAGTGTCGCCCCAACAATCCTATTGATTATATCATGTGTGTATGTAGGTTATCTTACTGGTGTGCAAGTAGAACGACAAGAGATCTCCCAAGACTGTAGGTACTCAAATACATTCCGTATCGGAACTGACAGTTTTGAATGCACCCGACGTATATGAACAAAGAACATCGCAGTCTTGATATCGAGCTGCAACGTCAACGTTACGGAGAAAATTCCGAACTACTCAAAGGTTTGGGATATAATACCGACGTAAAAAATATCAAACGCATGGGTAAAGAATTAGCCACTCAGGACACTTGGCGTTATATGCAAGAGCATGATCTCGAGGATCTTAAGGATTGTGTAACTGATTATGATTTATATCATTGGGTAACTACTACTCAACTAGATACTACATTATTAAAAAATGGCTTGATACTTGAATTTGGCACAGCAACTGGTCGCACATTAAATCAATTTGCATATTGGTTGCCAAATCAAACTATATATGGATTTGATAGTTGGCAAGGATTATCAGAACAATTTAATGATCTACCTGCAGGACATTTTGCACAACAACTTCCCGAAGTAAGCCGAAACTGTAGACTAGTACCGGGTTGGTTTGGTGCCAGACCTCCGCAAGACTCATCGGGTATTGCAGAATATACTGCCCAAACTTTTGCGGCAACGCATAAAGATCCCATTGTGTTATTGCATCTGGATGCTGATTTATATTCTAGTACACGAACTGTGTTGGATGTATTTGGTAGCCAGATTGTTCCGGGCACTATAATTTTGTTTAATGAATATTGGAATCATCCCACTTGGAAAAAACATGAATATCGAGCTTGGCAAGAACATTGTAAAATATATGGCGTCAGGTATGAATATATTGGCTATGCAAGCGATCATCAAGAAGTAGCAGTTCGAATAATCTAACGAGGCGTATATGAATCCCGATAAAGAACCATTCTCCTGTATCAGAAGTGTAGTAGCAGATCCCGACCATCCTGAAGAACTGTTGTTGGATCTCGGTACAGAGTTATGCGAACGTATGGGATGGGTTGAGGGTGATATTATGGAATGGACAGATTTAGGAAATGGAACATGGAAAATTCAAAAGAAAATCCCTGGGATATCAGCAAAAGCTTCACCACTGTAACTACTGGAACAACTTATACACTACCAAATCAAACGGTGCCTAATGGTTCAACGGTGCGGCTTACAGATGGTAGTGGTACAACGTCCTGGATTGATAATGCCATTAGTGGTACTCATAAGTGGAATAGCAATCCAATATGGATTGATGAAAACGCATCGAACGTGGTAAAATTACAAGGACCCGATGCAGACATTAAAATAAATGGGGCCAGTTTAAATGAAACACTTCGTGGTATACAGGATAGATTGAATCTGTTAACACCCAATGTTGCTCTTGAGGAGGAATGGGAATCATTACGTTGTCTCGGTGAGCAGTATCGGCTCTTAGAAAAAGAGATCTTAGAAAAACAACAGGTATGGGCCCTTTTAAAGAAAAAAGCACCAAAATCGTAGATAATTCCGCCATAATGTTTGACTTTATCTTGTACTATGCTATATAATAGTAGTGTAATATAACAAGGACACTGCAATAAATTGGAATCCACACCAATCAGTAACGCATGTGGTAATCATTGCAGTTTGCAGGGTAGTCGATCTTGCAAGCTGTTCGAAAGAGATCCTCGGAAGGTCTCTTCGTTGACAACTAGACGGCGCAGGGTCAGTATCAATATACTGTGTTTAGATCCTGCAGCAGAGTAGTGTGCCAAAGAGGCCCGAGGGTTTACCTACCGCTCTATCTAGTTTGCCAATGTTTTGCCATTATGGTAACCGCGAAACAACCACGTATTGGTTGAAAAGGAGAAATAATGATTCAAGCAATTGACATTAATATTTTTGAAAGTATGTGGTATAAAGTGGCCAAGTTTGTGCTGTATACCGTAGGGCTCAGCTTGGTAATAGTTGCTGTGTTTACCGTAACCAATAACAAACTTAACAAACTCAAAACAGTAGATAACGCCTGGCAAAATAAATACACAACTGCCGAAGTTAGAACAAGAGAACTTGATTGTCTTACACGTAACATTTATTGGGAAGCTGCCCAAGAGCCGTTTGAAGGTAAGGTGGGAGTTGCACAGGTGACCATAAACCGTGTGGAGTCGGGAAAGTTTGCTGATTCGATCTGTGGTGTAGTATATCAAAAGAATGTATTTTATGAAAAGGTGGTCTGTCAATTTTCATGGTTTTGTGAAAACACACATCGTACAAGAGCTATACATAAACCGCTATGGGATGAAAGTGCTGAGGTGGCTAAGAAAGTGCTGCTTGAGGGATTTCGATTACCCGGGCTCAAATCCGCATTATTTTATCATGCGGACTATATTTCTCCAAACTGGGGTAAACCTCGTATTGAGAAAATTGGTAGGCACATTTTTTACGGAGAACGAGTATGAAATCAATAAATGATATAACAAGTTTTACCCGCAGTTTTCTCAGTGAAAAACTCAGCAAAATATCAGCAGATACCTTGGGGTGGTTAGCAATAATAGTGATACATTGTGCTACCATTCCCAGCTTGTTTGCACTGCTGACTGGGCTAAGTGATCGCACCCCCAATCTTGATGTGGTATTGTTTGCATGGGCCGGGCTTGTATTGATGTTTGGTCGAGCTGTGGTATTGCGTGACAATCTTAATATAGTCACAATTGGGGTAGGGTTTATGATACAAGCGGTGTTAATGGCCCTAGTGCTGTTTAGATAATCTCTTTAAAATCAATGACTTACCGTGCCCGGCAGTTTTTCACATCTGGAGAAAACCTCAATGAAATCAATAGGTTGCATTTTTGCTTCAATATAGCATGGCTAGCAGTATCTATATCGTGCTACAATTGGATTAAGATCCAGTTGACCAATAATCCCGATTTTGCTATAATACTTGTATAGTAAAAATACAGGTGATGAGAAATGAGCGATACACCAATAACGGATGCTGCAACGTGGGATGCTGACCTTGGCAATATGGTTGTCCATGCCAGTGTAGCCAAAGAACTCGAACTCCGGATCGCCGCCCTGCGGGAGCAGTTGAAGGAATATCAGAAAGATGCGGAACGGTATCAATGGGCAAAAGATAATTTATTTATAGGGTATATAGATGATGATGTTTGCACTTCATTTGATGACGACCAAATCGACGCAGCCATAGGTGTTTGCAATTCATACGATGACGCCAACATCGAAGCGGCATTAGGAATGGGGGAAAGGAAATATGATTGACGATACTGATTTACCTGTAGCAGAACAGAGCTTAGTATATCGTTTGCGTAAGCGAGCAGAAATACGTAGGCAGATTGGTTCACGTAAAAGTGTACAAGAAGGTGCCGCTGACCGTATAGCAGATTTGCTAGAAGAAGCAGCCGCCGAAATCGACCTCCTGCGGGGGCAGAACAAATGGCTGCTACACGAACTCAAGGACGCAGCAGATCGTCTTACTGCTCTCGGAGAAACAACTTTATCTGTTAGAGATTGTATTAAGAATATTGAGGAGCAAGTGAAATGATGAAAATGATGAGACAAATTAAAAACCGGTATGTCCGAGGGATTATTACGGTACTGGTTATTATAACAGTTCCGCTTTGGATTATTCCGTTTGTGTTATTTTTTATCGGGGGTATGATGTTTTCTGATATACACAGGACCTTATGGACAGACAGGGATGAGTAATTTTTCCTGTGCTATTTGTAGTGCCTCCTGGATTGATGAAGGATTTGGTGGACCACCGAATAAGGGAGGCAATCATGGGGCTTACCGGTGATACGCCAAAAGTTTGGGAAATGACCCAATACCTCGATGGTGGGCAAAAGAAGACAGCATATTGTTTAGTTGTTGCAAAACTAGACTACGATATACTTTCTGACAAAATTAAATCTTTGCAGGAGAGATATGAGATCGAGCATGAGGCATATCGTCTAGAAAACGAAGAAAAAGAACGCGTACAGGCCGAACTAAACAGAAAACAGGCCAGGATTGACGAGCTGATGATTCATCAGCATCTTGTACCAGGAGCGGTATGAGTCATCCAAGTACTTGCTTAGTATGAAATTACCAGAGAATTTTTGCATAGCACCATTTGTACAGCATACAACACATCCAAGTGGATCATGTAGTCCATGCCCTTATTTAGGTGGGACCACATGGCCCGGTGATTCCTCCAGTATAATCCAACAATGGACTGGGAATAAGTTAGAAGAATTACGGGAAGATTTCCTTAAAAACAAAAAACCCGATATGTGTTATAGATGTTGGAATGAAGAATCAAATGGAAAGAAAAGCTTAAGATTACGATTGTTTGATCCTGTTGCCCATACAAGTGATTATGAATTTGCAACTCCTGCTGTGATCGAACAACGTATTGCAAACAACAATTATCTAGTTGGCCCATTGGTTCTGACGATAAAGAATGGAAATATATGCAATGCTAAATGTCGTATCTGTCATCCTGGTGACAGCAGTAGATGGGCTGCTGATGCAAAAAAACTACAAGAACTAACCGGAAAGAATTATTACAGCATCTCTCAAAAAGAACTCAATTGGGATGATACTCAACTAGATGAAATTGTACAACTATCTGCAAATTTAGTTAGATTAGAATTATTTGGTGGTGAACCAACATACAATAAAAAGGTAGAAGTATTATTAAGACGAATAGTTGATCTCGACCTTGCTAAAAATATAACCTTATACTTTAATACAAATGGTAGTATAAACATTCCAGAAAAAATGCCATTTGTTAAAGAATTTAAATGTGTAGAACTAGGAGTATCCCTGGATGGCATTGCTGATAAATTTAGCTACCAACGCCATGGGCTAAACTATGATGAAGTAATTGATAATATACAGAGTGCCAAATCGTTCTTCACTCAGCATAATACAAAATTTTGGATAGATGCAATTAGCACAGTAAGCATATTAAATGTTTATCATTTACCCGAACTTAAAGATGCAATAACCAAGATATTACCACAAATACCATTTTGGAATTTATTAATAAAACCTGACCATTTGTATATTAAAAACATGCCCGATCATGTCAAGGCAGCAGTTATACAAAAACTTGGAGATGCAGAGGATTTCAAAGAGTTAATTTCGGTAATGAAACAACCGGCTGAACTTGAATATTGGGATCAGTTTTTAGAAATTACCGAAAATTTAGATATCATACGTGGTGAAGACTTTAAAGTAACCTTTTCTGAATTTGCAAAATTGATATAATCTTAGTTGACAACAAATACCATTATATTGTATAATGTATGTTAAATTAACGATCTAAGAGAAATTACAATGACAATGCACATGGTGGGTCCCTGGCTTAGCACAACAGGTAAACGCAAGGGCAAGGCGAAATTTCGCAATGCTGATGTGGCCAGAGAATCAAGAGATTCTAAAGAACGTTGGGCGGAGATTAAACGCACACATGGCGTGGCCGATGAAAAGAAACGTATTAAAGGCCTGGCAGCGAAAACTTGGATGCCCCCTCCTTTGAATTATCGTGGTGCAACTGATCCACGGATTCCTAGCCTGGATACCGGAGCAGGAACAGCATCTGCTGCCGCTACTAAAGTATATACCGGCACAGCCTGTATTGGGATTGCCACGCTTCACAAGAGTAATGCTGTTCCTGTGTTTAGCCAACAAGATGCTATAGATATAAGCAAGATGAGGAGAGGGTAATGGATTTCGCACAAACAGAAACTTGGCGCATACTACGTGATCAACCGGGCAATGGATATCAGCAATTGTCAGAGCCGGATCGCGAACTAATGCGTACTTGGCTGCATGGATTGCTGGTTAGCCAGATGGTCACATTGGATTTTACCAAAGCTGATGGCACAGCACGTACCATGCGATGCACACTACAACCCAACCAATTACCAGTAGCACCCATTGTAGAGGGCAAGAAAACAGTACCAGCTGATCCACATAGTTTGCGCGTTTTTGATGTGGAAAAACAAGCTTGGCGCAGTTTTCGCTTTGATCGTTTGCAAAGCATAAACTTTGATCTCGGCGATATCGACATAAGTAATAACAAAGGAGCATTATAAACCGTGCGGATATTTAATGAGTAAGGAAGATGTTATGTTGTTAGAAGGATTTGTGGAGGAATTACTCCCAAACGCCATGTTCAGAGTTCGTGTAGAAAACATGGAAAAATTAGTACTTGGTCATCTATCAGGCAAGATGAGAAAAAACAACATCAAAGTTCTGGCCGGTGACGAAGTTGATATAGAATTTAGCCCATATGATCTAAGCCGTGGGCGTATTGTACGACGTAGGTAAATATTCATATGGACACCTTAGATAATTTCCAACAGATAGTAGAAGCAACTACACATCCAGCAAAGCTTGAAACTACACCTTTGCCATATGGTCTTAAAGATCTAGACCCGGTGATGTCAGCAGATACCCTAGAGTATCATTATGAACATCTTGCAAAAACCTATGCTAAACGCTATAATGCGGGCGAAGGAGATGCAGATTTTAACCGTGCCGGATCCTTTTTACATAACAAATTCTTCCCACAACTACAAGCACCAAAAGGGGCAAATCGCCCACGTGGAGCAGTATTGGAATTAATCGAAAGCAAGTTCAAAACTTACGATGATTTCCGCATCGCATTTAAAGAGCAAGCGATGTCTATACAGGGTAGTGGTTGGTGCTATCTTAGCACAACCGGTGAAATAAAAATCATACGGAATCATGCGGTAAGAACGGATATCTGTGTACTTGTTGATGTATGGGAACATGCTTATTCGCTGCAATACCAATGGAATAAATCTAAATATCTTGATGATATTTGGAAAATTATCAATTGGAATGTTTGTAATGAAAGAATTTAATGACACTCGAACCAAGTGCAATAACAAAAATACAAGAGATATTGGCTGAAGAAAACAACCCTGCAATTAAACTCAGAGTATTTGTGCAAGGCGGCGGATGCAGTGGTTTTCAGCAAGGATTCTCGCTAGAAGAAACCGCAGAAGATGATGATTTTTTATTAGAGTTTAGCGGAGTGACTGTATTGATCGACTCAATGAGTTGGGAATATTTAAAGAATTCGACTATTAATTTTGTAGAAGATATCACTGGAAGCAGTTTTATAATTAGTAACCCCGATTCTACTGGCTCTTGCGGCTGCGGCTCTAGCTTTTCAATGTAATGCAATTATCAAAGTGATATCTAGTCATATTGCCGCCGCTACCAATTAATCCACAATGTGGACAGATTTTAATTAATAAAATTCTAGGCCTATTGTTTTTCCTTATAGTTTCATATCGTTTCTCAAGCGATGCGGCCGACATTTTTCGACCAGTTGCTTTTTGTCTAATAATATCTATTGATTTTTTAGAATGTTTTTTACCATAAAACGGATTGAGTTCACCAATAAATTTCCCGGCATTGGCAGCAATTACTTTTTTAACGGTTTCAGGATTCTTCATTGGATTATTGCTTATCATACGTGTTCGCACAAGGTCGATCACATCTTTTCTTTTAAATGGGTTGTTCTCATTAAATAATTTTCGAGCATATACGAAAGAACGACCAGTTGTTCTTTGTTGAAACTTATTATTTTGTTTTACCATTCTCCAGAACCCATATGCTGCTTTAGCTTTTGCTACTCCTACCGTCATTTTTGTAAGTAATAAATGACATACAAAATGTTCGTGTGCAGTTAATTTTACTATATTGTTAGCATTTTCTGAATCGCCATTTACCCATCCTGGCGGTCCTTTTCTGGTACGATGGACAAAAAAAGATTCTGGGATAATATGATGTTTTTCGATTCCAGATTGTGTTGGGAGAGTTCTTGCTTGTGCTCGTGAAATAATGCTATAATACCATGTCGTGTACTTGTTATCAATAAATATCATGCTGATTGCTCCTTTAAGCGTTAGAGCAGTTGGGTGTTTCAAGCACCGCGAACTGCACTTCTATTTAGCCCCGGTTAACTCCCAATACAATTGGTTAATGCTGTAGACTTCTGCTAAATACTGCAGAGGAACTATAATCTATGGCTAAACAACATATCAATGTAGGAACAACGCCCAATGATGGCTTAGGCGATCCGATACGCACGGCTTACATCAAATGTAATGACAATTTTGATGAGCTTTATAGTAGAGTGCAAGCAACGCCGCCAACCTCCTCTTCTGGAAAAATTGGTGATAAAGCAGGAATGATTGCATACGACACTAGCTATTTTTATGTTTGCGTGGCAAATTTTGATGCATCTACCGAAATCTGGAAACGTGTATTATTCAGTGTGACCCCCTGGTAACCAACATGGCGCAACCTGTTTGGATCACACCTGCTGGTAGTTTAGGAACCGTTGCGGAAGGGGTATTTTTCCAACTTCCCTTATTAGCATATGACCCCGACGCTGGTGATGTGTATTATGAAGTCATCGCAGGAAAACTTCCAGCCGGAATGCAATGTGCAAAGTCCGGATTAATAGTGGGTATACCACATGCTATTGCAAGCCTTGAAGGTGTTCCTGCTGAAGTATCTCGTGATGTTACTAGTAAGTTTGCAGTACGAGCATATACAGAAAAGATAGTCAATGATTATACAATCGTTGACCGTATTGCTGATCGAACATATACCATTACTGTGACTGGGCAAAATCCTCCGGTATTTCTTACACCTGCTGGATTGATAGCAACATATTATGATGGCGTGGCAGTTACTGATTTACAAATCGCATACACAGATACTGATCCAGGTGATATTGTCACAGTAAGTTTAATTGCAGGACAATTGCCAATTGGTTTAACTATTTCAAATAAGGGTAAGATATCAGGATTCATTCAACCTTTGGCATCTCCGGGTGCGACTGCAGGATTTGACCATGTCGGTAGTACATTTGATCAATATCCATTTGATTTCTCCACCAGGAGTGCCAGTACCAATTATCAATTTACACTTAGAGTAAACGATGGTAAGGCATCTGATGTCCGAACCTTTTCAATATATGTGTATAGCCGTAGTGACATGGTTGCAGATACCACAGATTTTACTGCCGATAATACATTCCTCACCGCAGATGTTACACCAACACGTACACCAGTTATCACAACTCCAACAGGAAGTATAGGTACTGTATTCAGTGATAATTTTTTCGCATTCCGCTTTATTGGTTTGGATTTAGATGGTGATGCGTTTGAATTTGAACTTTATTTTGATCCTGGTGATTCGTCAATTGGATTACCCGGGCTGCAATTAGATCCAGTTACTGGTTGGCTATATGGATATATTCCTGATCTTGGATTAACAGATATAATTTATAATTTTGCAATAAGAGTGCGTAAAACCGGTAGTCCAGATGTCATAAGTGCCCTATATAATTATTCCCTTGAAGTGACTGGTAACATTGATACACAAGTTACATGGTTGATGCCTGCTGATCTCGGTACTATTAACAATGGTGCAGTTAGCTTGTTATACATAGCGGCCACAAATACACATGGATTGCCATTGAACTATCAATTAAAGTCAGGTAGTAACAGTTCATTGCCGCAAGGATTGACCTTGTTACCATCTGGTGATATTGCTGGTCATGTTAGCTTTAATACATTTGCCATGGATCTTGGTACTACCACATTTGATGTCACTAACAATGGATTAGCCATAGCAGGTAAAAATACCGAAACCACATTTGATCTTCGATATACATTTACTGTAAATGCATATAGCCAAAATTTATATGTTAGTGTATATAAAACATTCTTCATTACCGTTGTTAGAGCTTACAACGAACCATACGAAAATCTTTATATACAGGCCATGCCTCCAGACGATGATCGAGCATTAATAAGCTCGTTATTACAAAATCAAGACATCCTGGTCCCGGATTTATTATTTAGAGCCGATGATCCAAATTTTGGTCGTGCTACAAATGTGGTTTACGATCATGCATTTGGTTTAACCAGTGCCACATTTGCTGAATATGTTTCTAGTTTAAATCTAAATCATTATTGGCGTTATCTCACACTGGGCAGCATAGAAACTGCTCAAGCCCTAGATTCAACCGGTGCTGTAATATATGAGGTGGTGTATAGCCGTGTGATAGATAATCTTGTTAATGATGCCGGTGCCAGTGTATCTAAACAAGTAACTTTACCATATCCACTCAATGCCGGCGATTCAACAGAAGTTGATGTAGTATATCCTGACAGTCTTGTGAACATGCGTGATCAAGTAATTGACGTCGTGGGAAAAATAAGTGATATCCTGCCACTGTGGATGATAAGCAAACAGAGCAATGGTCGTGTATTGGGATTTACTCCGGCGTGGGTAATTGCATATACTAAACCAGGCAAGAGTGGACAGTTAGCGTACAATATACGTACAGAATTTGCCAGCAAACTTAATTTAATAGATTTTGAAATAGATAGATATGAGTTGGACCATCTATTAAGTATACATTGGGATCCTATTGCTGACAGTACACATGGCGCCTGGGTACCGCCTGCTGCTGCAACTACATTTGACTTAGAATTGCATTATCAATCGCCGGGTGCTGATGGTAGTAGTATCGTACTGATAGGTGGTTTAGGCTACGAAACAGGTGATCAAGTACTTATATTAGGATCGCAAGTGGGTGGTGTTGATGGGGCTAATAATGTTGTTGTAACTGTGGGCACAGTGACCGTATTGGGCACTATTGAATCCGCTGAAGCTGTTGGTTTTGCTCCCTTGTTCTCGTTGGGAGATACTTACACAGGAATATCTGGCACCAACATAACAGGTGCCGGAGTCGGTGCTGAATTTGACCTTGAAGTAGTTGGTGGCACCGCCACAGTTTTTGATGGCAATAGTCTGAAGTTTATAGCACCAGTTGATATGTATACAAATACTACAGATTTTGATAGATTCTTAGTATTCCCTAAACGCACAATACTTGCGTAGTGATTGATATCATGCTAAATAACTGATAATTTAAGGATCCACAAATGACAAGTTCCATAAATCCCAACAATATCGACGGTACATATCCTATTGCTGGTCAAGATAACAACAGCCAAGGATTTCGCGACAATTTCACCAACACCAAAACCAACTTTGGTTATGCTGAAACTGAAATAAACGATCTCCAAAGCAAAGCGGTATTAAAAGCAGCCCTAACCGGCACCACGTTAAACAACGACATGCTTGGTTCTCCATTGATAAATGCACAGATACAGGATTTTTCTGCCACACGAGTGGCTCTAGGTTCTGTATCTGGGTCGGTTGGCATTAACTATGCAGCTGGACATTATCAAACGGTCACTACAAGTGGCAGCATCATATTGGCATTTACCAATTTTCCAGCTGCTGGTTACGCTGGGCTAGTGCGTGTGCAAGTGACAGTATCCAGCACAGCACATACTATGACCCTGCCGGCGGCGGTAACAGTTGGCACCGTAGGTATCGAAGGAATCTCCGGACAGGTCATAACATTTGCCAGCACCGGGACATTTGAATTTGAATTTGTAACAAATGATGGTGGCACCACAGTAACTATATTTGATTTGAATAGACCACTTACTACCTTTGTCAATCCCATATTCCTTGCCTCCAGTGAAGATCTTGCAAATGGTGCGGCAGCAAGTTTAAAAGTGACTAATAGTTATTTTACAACCGGCGCAGCAGAAACTGCCACTCTGGCAGCAGGTACAAATGGACAAATCAAGGCATTTTCTGCGGTGGCTATAACATCTGGCAATATGGTTATCACTGTTACCAATGCTGGTTGGAAAGCATCAGGTACTGGGACTATAACATTCAGTGTTCTTGGAAGTGGATGCACGTTACAATATATAAGTTCTAAATGGTTCTGTATTGGCAATAATGGTGTGGCATTTGGCTAATTTGTATTGACAGCATGACTCCTCTATGTTATAATACAGCATAGAGGAGTTTTCGTTTATGGAACATCCATTAATTGCCAGCCTTGACGCGCTAACAATAGACGAGCTTGGCACCAAAATAAGTGAGTTACACAAGAAACTTGGTATTGCCATGCGTATGGGCAATGGATATCTATGCGATCAAATTCGTATGGCTTTGGAAAGCTATCAAAGCAAGTATCAACAACGTCTGCAAGAATCATACAAGTCAAACGATTCAGATAAAACCTTTGATGATAAGATCGATATCAGCTGATGCAACAAGATAAATTCGGACAAATGATATTCTCAGAAGCTGATTTATGCGACCAGCTGATGCAGGATTCCGCCACCAAACTTATTGGAGTTGTTGTGGATACCCCAGGCCTATTAGAGCGAGCAGCACAATATCTGTCATCATTTCCAGCGTTTCTTACTTGGACTTTTCCTGAAGATCAAGACTGTTCTATACCAAAGTTTGATCAAGCTCAACAAGATAATTGGCACATGCCCGATGAATACAAGACAATGGACATTGCTGCACATATCCTTTCATTATGTAAATCCGAAGCTGAATTACAACGATGTGGCCAAGAATTACTATTGTATCAAGAACGGGATTTGTTTGAACTATTAAAATTCCTCCGCTATCTAGTAGATCTCATGCGTGAGCATAGACTTATTTGGGGTGTGGGTCGTGGCAGTTCAACAGCATCATTTGTGTTGTATAAATTAGGCATACATAAAATCGATGCTTTACATTATAATTTAGACATAGCTGAATTTCTACGTTAAATACACATGTCGCAAGGAGATGATGATGACAAACAAAGTATATAGATCAGCAATGGGTAAAACCGTTGACATGGGTGCATTGGTACTGCGTAACGAACATACACGAGCTGTGGGAAATCAAAAAGTAAATGCACGTGGTGATACTCTAGATGGAACCAATAGAATTATCGATAAGAAGACACAACAAGCGCAACGCCAATATAAACGACAAGCTGTCGCAGCACCACAACCTACAAAACCTGCACCTGTACCAACTGATGCATTTAATGATATGCCGATTGATGACATAATCGATGCGGTTGTACCAACAAATCTAAAAGGAAGTTCATGAATAAATTTGCCTATGCTCCACATCGTATTTCTCAATTTCAACTGCGGGCTCTTAAAGATACAGTGCTAGTAGCCGATATGGTGTTTACCGAACGCTTTACTACCGGAGGTATTGTATTGCCTGGTGATAATGGAAAAAGTTCTGGCATTAGGCCACGATGGGGTAAGGTATACTCAACTGGTCCAGAACAACAGGATGTTAGTACTGGACAATGGGTTTGTGTAGCACATGGTCGATGGACACGTGGTGTTGAGATTGAAGATGAAAATGGGAAAAATACTATCCGTAAGATCGATCCTAAAGATATCCTACTTGTATCCGATAGCCAGCCTGCTGATGATACTATGAGTGACAACGCTTAATAAGTATCTTGCCATTGTGGTTGCTTGTGTTGTCTATACCATGTATAATAACAACATAAGCAATTACAAGGGCATACATGATATTCAATAAAATCCAAGAACTAAAGAAACAAGGCTTTAAGATAGGATTCACCGCCAGTCAATTTGATTTACTTCATGCAGGGCATATAGCCATGCTATCAGAAGCTAAAAATCATTGTGATTATCTTATTGCAGCATTACAAAATGATGCCAGTTGGGATCGTCCAGAAACAAAGAATCCACCAATACAAACTATTGTAGAACGACAAATACAGTTAGCAGCCACACGCTATGTGGATGAAATCGTTGTTTATAATACCGAACAAGATCTAGTTGATCTATTGCTTATACTGCCAATTGACGTTCGTATTCTTGGAATTGAATATCAAAACAAAGCATTTACTGGACATGGTGAATGCATCTCACGTGGAATTGAATTAGTGTTTAATCGTCGAGATCATTCGTTTAGTAGCAGCAGTCTACGCAAACGTGTTTTTGACTCTGAGAATAATCAAACTGATAATTATACAAGGAAGATTTAGATGCAACAACTTTGGGTAGAAAAATTTAGGCCAAAAACTGCGGATGGATATGTATTCACAGATGATAATCAACGTGATCAAATCTTGTCCTGGATTAAAAACAAAACCATCCCACATTTATTGTTTAGTGGTGGACCAGGTACAGGTAAAACAACATTAGCTAAAATATTGATCGCAGCATTGGATGTTGATGATTATGATGTCATGTATGCTAATGGTAGTAAAGAAGCGAGGAAAATCGAGTGGGTGGATAAACTAATTAGTTTCTGTCAAACTATGCCATTTGGTCGCATTAAGATAGTAATGATTGACGAAGCTGATTACATGAATAAGGATAGTGTGCAGCCAGCATTACGCAATCTTATGGAAGAATACAGTGGTAATGTTCGTTTTATTTTAACTTGTAATCATCCTCATAAGATTATTCCGGCGTTACATTCTCGTGTTCAAGGATTTCATATTATAAAAACCGATCATACAGAGTTTACTGCTCGTGTGGCCACAATATTAGTAACTGAAGGAATTGAATTTGATATCGATACATTGGATAGTTATGTTAAAGCTACCTATCCAGATTTGCGTAAATGTATCCAATTACTTCAACAGAACAGTCAAACTGGATCATTGTTGATTCCCAATGTGGCGGATAGAGCTATTGGTGATTGGAAATTAGATTGTGTTCAGCTATTTAAGGCTGGTCAAATCCGTGCCGCAAGGCTGCTGATATGTACACAATCTACTCCAGAAGAAGCAGAGGATATTTTCCGTTGGATGTATGATAATCTTGGACTGTGGGGGTCTACACCGGAACAGCAAGATCAAGCTATCATCATCATACGTCAAGGTCTGGTTAATCATAGTTCTATAGCCGACACAGAAATCAATCTTAGTGCCACGCTTTGTGAACTAGGTCATATAACATAAAAGGATATTACATGCGATACCTCTGTCTTACATATTTTAAAAAGCCCAATGGACAAATTGATGAGTCCATGACAGTAACAAAGAATCTTAAACCTCGTGATTTACAACTATGCAATGTTATACTCGATTTCCGTGACGAGGTTGTGATACGATGTACCATGGATGGTGTTGTAGTTCCAAAAGATTGGGACAAGATCGTATCATATTATTACAAACATTATGCTTCAACAATTGAAAGGTTATTTACAGAAAATGGACATGAAATTAAAGTGGAAGAATCATGACATGAAAGATAGAGTAATTTTATCAGATTGTGACGGATGCTTGCTCGACTGGGAATGGGCGTTTAATATATGGATGCAGGAGCATGGCTTTGCAGAAGTCCCTGGCAGCAAACTCAGTTATGAAATGTGTGTGAGATATGATATTTCGAAAGATCAAGTAACCAAACTTATACGCATATTCAATGAAAGTGCAGCCATTGGATTTTTACCTGCTCTACGTGATGCCATATATTATGTTAAACGTCTACATGAAGAACATGGATATAGATTCCATTGCATAACCAGCCTGAGTAAAGATGTCAATGCACAACGCCTACGAGAAATGAATCTTGGTAAGTTATTCGGACCGACAGTATTTGAACGTGTGGTATGTCTTGACACCGGTGCAGATAAAGATCAAGCATTGGCAGAATATGAAGGTACCGGTTGTGTTTGGATTGAGGATAAAATTGAAAATGCTCTAGTCGGACATAATATTGGATTACGCAGTATGTTAATAGAACATGGACACAATTTTAAGTATGAACATCCGCATATTAAATTAGTTAAAAATTGGAAAGAGATTTACGAACGTATCACAGAAGAATAACACGAAAATATGTCTCATATAATATTAATGTAAAATAATATTAGTTGTAAATAAAACCAATGCCTCTTTTTCTATAATATTATTCTTTAAGAAATCATCACTGGCATGTAGCAATTCTCTATCCCAATGTATTACAGAACCAGGTATCCATTTAAAACATCCCAATAAACTAACATATTCAAGCCTATCAATTGTTTCATGACTCATGAGAGTGTTATGCATACTTGCAGCATTATTGATTAGTTTTACATTATCTAACATATACTTGTCAAACGTATTAGTACAAGCTTCGTTAAAAATTATAGTATGTGTATCGATTGGTATGCTGTTTAGTGGGATTATAATTCCCATATCTGGGTTAGCATCTTCTTTGTCATAATCGGTATGTATTCCAAAGGGTTTAAAAGACTTTAAAAGCATGCCATGAACTAAATTAATCTGGCAATCTAATAATATTTCTAATCTGTTTATTATTTTCTTTTTAATAAACGGATATATTAAATCACTAATTTCAAATCCATTTGTATATGCCGAAAACTCTCCGGTGTTTTTAGCATCCGGTAATTTCCGTAATGCAGTTAATATTGATTGAATTTCATCAGGTTGAAAAACATCCATTAATTGTCCTGCAGATTTACGCGGCATTTAACGTGCCATTTTTAATTCTTATCATTCGTTTTAGATCAAGTCGAGACTTAAACATTTCTTTTTGCTTATCAAACACTTGTAACATGTGTGTCGTTGAATTATCTGGTATAGCGAAACCCAATTTTAATACATGATCTTTAAGAATTTGCCTTCTTTGCATACGGCGTTCTAATGTTAGTGTTGGATTATCTAATGCAACCCAATTGATTTCATACTTGTCAACCTCAAGATTGAGCTGTTTAGCATTATAATATAATGGAGTTCCGGGAAGTATTCCCATTGCGCTACTGATATTAGTATTTGTTATAATGTTTGTATATTGTTTATAGCGAGTAAACATATCTATTGTATCTTGAAAATCTTTTTCAGTTTCAGTTGGGTATCCCACAATCATTAAAAATGTGCAGGTAATATTATATTTTGATAGCATAGTCATAGTATAATCAAGATCTTCATTAGAAAATCTTTTATTCATATGTAATCGAACACTATCACTGCCAGTCTCAACACCGATACTTAAATTAAACCCACCTGAATCGGCGATATCTTGCCAATACTCTTCGTTTACTTGTCCACTCCTAGCTCTAACAATAAATTGGCTTGACCAAGTCAACTGCTTATTAAACTGTCTATTATAATTTGCTAGAATTTTTGTAAATTTTGTGAATTCTTTAAGATTTCCATTTATTAAACTGTCTGAAAAATTAAATTCGTTAATATCATATTTTTCGTTGAGATGAAAAATTTCGTCAGCCATATTCTGACCACTACGGTATCTATACTTCCAGTGATCATGGATATCACAAAAACTACAAGATCTCACACATCCTCTGCTGCCAGTTATTGGCAAGCTTCTCCTTTCATATAAATCTAATTCGTAATCATCATAATTTGGAAAAGGAATACTATTCAAATCGTCAATTTGTTTAAAAGTGTCGGCATTAATACCAGGATAATCTATATTGTTTTTAAGCAATTCAACAAGACTAACTTCTCCTTCGCTACGTATCCAGTAATCTGTTAATTTTTCATCAAACATAGATTTGCCAAATCCAGATAACCCTAAAATTCCCCCATCAGACAGTCCTTGCCCACCTAAAATTATTTTAACACTTGATAATTTTCGAATATGTTGACAGAATAATTTTGTTGCTATTCTATTCTGAAGAGTGAACACACTAATTCCAATAAATTTTGGATTTAGTTTTAATATATCTTTTGTCCAATTTTCAACTAATGCGTCTGCTCGATCATGTTCTTCGGTATTTAATCCTATTCCGAAATAAGTTTCAAGTGCGTGGTAATTGTTTACTTCTTGATAAAATCGAATATTAAAATCAATAGTAGTGCAGGTAAAGCCAGCTGCTTCTACACTACCTTTCAGTAGTGCAGGAGCAGCTTGTGGCGATTTTCTCATCACTCCGGGTACAGCTATAATAACAATATCGACGGATTGGATCTGTGTTATATCCTGCATTTTCTATTTATACCCATTTATCATGCAGCATAGAGTTTAAGAACTGAACCAATAATGGCATGGCGTTGAATATCCTTTCCTTCTAAGCCACACATTGCTATACCTTATCTTTGTATGGCACCCCGACCAACTGCTTTACAGATACTCCTATTCGTCGTCGTAGAGTTTGAGAATATCCTTGATTATAGGATGACGTTGAACGTCACGACCATCAAGATTACACACAGAAATACCTTTTATTCCTCCCCTCTGTAACCGTTCGCATAAATCCACTAGGCCATTACTACCTCTTTTGTGATCTGCCTGATCGGCATCCCCAGTTATTACGATCTTACTACCTTCCCCGATACGAGTCATAAGCATCAACACTTGTGCGGCAGAACTGTTTTGAAATTCATCTGCCACAATCCAAGCATGTCGAAATGTTCGTCCTCTCATGAAGGCCAATGGTGAAATCTCAATCACTTCATCTTCTATCATACTAAGAAGATCTTTTTGCGAGTAATATTCACGCAACACGTCAAGCAGAGGGCGTGTCCACGGTAACATTTTAGCAAACAAATTGCCGGGCAAAAACCCATGCTGTTCGCCTTCCACTCCCACAGCCGGTCTTGTTAAAATAATACGATCACATTGCCGTGTTTTCAACGCTTGTATTGCAGCTAACATTGCCAGATAGGTTTTTCCTGTACCTGCAGGGCCGGTTGCAACAACTATGTGCTGATCTACATTTTGTAATGCAAGTATTAATTTTTCTTGATTTAGCGTTCTGGGGATTAAACTGATGCTTTTTGCACGAGTGTGCTTATGGATGTTTATTACATTTTCTGTTTCTGCTACTTGGTATAACTGATGTCTTGCTGATTTTGTTGCTCTATTTCTGCTCAAAATAGTTCTCCTGTGGTTGAGTACAACAGCAACGTACCGTCGCTGAATGTATTTAGGCGTGCAAATAACTTTTCTAGCCTTGATCCAATATTTCACAGTGTTTGTAATAAATACAATCCAGGCGATGTATTAGTGATTTTGATTACAAGCACACTTGGGTAATCTGGTATAAATACTGCATGGATAAAAATATTCTAAAATCTGGTGCTGATTATTGGCAAGTTGCACAACAAATCAAGAATCTTTACATGAGTGAAGGATCCTTGCTTAGTCTGCTGGATTTTGAACGTGTGTTGGATGAACTTGATCTTTTTGCTTTCAAGAACTGGGAAATAGGTGAATTGGTAGCAGGTCCAAAAATCGGGAAATATCGTGTGAGTTGCACCTTTATGTGGCCAGAAAAACTCATGCCCGATCCACGTGGTGGACGCAGATTACTACCTTTTGATTGCGAAGTTAATTATAAGAAAACTGAAATAGAAATACCGGTGAGAATTGAAGATCCTTCGGACTACAGACCAGGCACACACAAAGCCAAGATCATGAAGAAAACTGTGTGGTTGGTGGAGATCGTTATGCCCAAGGCTCTTATGAGTGATATACGCACCGGCAGCATTGAAATGGAAGACGAAGATATTGATCTTGAAGATCTTGATCAAGCTTATGAAGAAGATTTAGATAAAGAGGCCGAACAGGCTTCTCAAACGGAACAACCAAATGCTCAACAACCAGCCCCTATTTGAAAGCCTTAGTTATAAGGATCTTGAAGGCATTCTTAAACCAACTATACACGTTGATGAGTTTAGCTCTAAAATGGGCGAGGACGACGATATTATCGTGGTCAGTTTCTTTGTTCGGGATGCAAAAGCAGCAAAAGATCTTATGAGTTGGTTTGAAAAAGGTTATGATTTTGTGCTTGATGCTGACCGTAGTCCTGGCGAAATCAAACCAAATCGTTATTTGGTTTACGTAGAAATACGTCGGCGCAGTACTGCCGGTGGACATGTTTATACACTCTTGGATGACCTTGGCACACTCACTGAGTTTTCTCCAGAAGATTGGAGCATGCATTACAAGGACAAAACAACTCCATTTAGTCAAGAAGCATTTGAAGATCAAGTGCCAATGACACCCAAGGCTTATCGCAAACGGTATGAAAAGGATTTGAATGAAGTTCGTACTATAGCCGGGCTTGCTGTTAAACCTATATATGAACGCGATGCAGATATGAAATCTATACAACAAGCGGCCGGAATATTATAAGCATAGCATCCAAGACAAGTAAGTAATAATACTCTTGGAGATATAACAATGAAAATCTTGATCATGGGCCTTCCTGGCTCTGGTAAAACATATCTGGCTGCTGCTCTTAAGAAATACTTAGAAGAGAATTCATCAGTCCAAACTATGCCTACTCGTCGTATGACACAAATGGAAATGGCTCCTACACATTACAAATCTAAGGTAGATTGGTTTAATGCGGACGATATACGCAAGAAGTTTAATGATTGGGATTTCAGTCATGATGGACGTATACGACAAAGCTTACGCATGGCAGAATTTGCTTTGAAATGCACTGAAGATTATGTGATTTGTGACTTTGTTGCTCCTCTTGTGGAACAACGCAATAACTTCAAAGCAGATTGGACTATATGGATGGATACCATTGACGCCGGTCGCTATGAAGATACTAATCAAGCGTTTATCCCACCAGAATTTTATGACTTTAGAGTTATCGAACAAAATGCAGATAAATGGGCAGCATTTATTGGAGACCATATTCTACATAATCGACGTCGACCAGTGTTTGATTGGCAGAAGGAAACAGTTGAAATGCTTGGCCGTTGGCAACCCTGGCATGACGGACATCGTGCTTTATTCGAAAGACTATTGCAACGTACCGGACAAGTCGGCATCATGATCCGGGACTGTCAAGGTTGGCAGGGCAGTAACCCATTTGCTATCGCACAAGTTACCGCAGCGATACGTCGTAATCTTGACCCATTATATCAAGGACAATATACTATACAGGTTGTTCCTAATATTACACATATCGGTTATGGTCGTGGTGTGGGATACACTATTGCCGAAGAAAAGTTTGATGACGCAATTACAAGTATTTCGGGCACGGAGATCCGTAAACAAATGGGTATAAAATGAACTAAATACCGATAGACCAGGAGAGTATCATGGAAAATTGGAGTTTTGACTTTACCCCAGAGAAATTAGCACAATGTTTGGCCCGTAACACAGATCCAGCAGCATTGTTTGACGCATTAAGTGCTGTGCTACCCCGATATGAAATTAATACTGTTGATAGAGTGGCTGCATTCCTTGCACAATGCGGCCACGAATCAGCAGACTTTACTATATTGCACGAAAATCTTAACTATTCAGCCAAGGGATTACATGCAACATGGCCAACACGATTTATATCCGAAGACGCTGCCGTTCCTTATAACCGTAATCCCGAAGCCATTGCCAACAAAGTCTATTCTTCACGCCTGGGCAATGGCGATGAAGCAAGTGGCGATGGCTGGCTATATCGTGGGCGCGGTGCTATACAACTCACCGGCAAAGCCAACTATGAGACATTTGCTGAGAGTATTGGTCGTACCTTGGAAGAAACAGTCGCATATACTGAAACCCTAGAAGGTGCTGTTGAAAGTGCTGCATTTTTCTGGAATTGCAATAACTTAAATGCCTTAGCAGATGAACGGAATATCACTGCCATGACCAAGAAGATCAATGGTGGTATTTTGGGCTTAGAAGAACGCAAAACACATATGATCCATAATCTTGAAGTGCTGACTGCTTGATATGTTTTGGCTAATAAGCCTTATTCCTGATAGCATCTTTATCTGGATAACTTATGCATTATTTGCAGTTGGTGCTGTACTTTATATTGCCAGTAAATTGGTGTCATGGATTCCGTTGATGATGCAATATAGATTACCAGCAGAACTGCTAGGTATCGTATTGCTGATAGCGGGTGCTTATCTATTTGGTGGGTATGGCACAGAAATGATGTGGCGGCAACGTGTTAATGATCTGCAAAAACAAGTGGCAGAAGCCGAAGCAAAGTCACAGCAAGTAAATACAGTGATAGAAACACAGGTTGTGACCAAAATCAAAGTCGTGAAGGAAACCGTTTATGTTAATAAAGAGATTATTAAAGAAGTCGTGGGTAAGCAACTGGATGCCCAGTGTACTATTCCTGTGTCTGCTATCAGCTTGCACGACAGTTCCAGTCGTAATGAAGTTTCCGGAGGTGCCAGCAGTGCTGATGGAACCACCTCCAATGTTAAAGCCAGTGAGCTCCTTGTCACTATCGTCGAAAACTACGGCACCTATTACGAAATGAGAGAGAGATTATTGGGATGGCAAGACTGGTATAAAAAACAAAAACATATATTTGAAACAATAAAATAAAAGGCACACAAATGGCAACAGTAATAGGACCCGGAATTGATATAGGACCCGGAATAACCTTTGAAAGAGGGGCCGTAATATCTGCCAATCTTACGTACGATCTAGATGCGACCAACTTTGCGGCCATGCCCACTAACGGAACTGTGGTTGCTGGCACAGGCACCACAGGTCAACGCACACTCACTGTGGCCAATGCTGGCTCCAGTATCTCTTGGCAATCAGCCGATGGTGGTGTGTTTAGAAAAAGTAATTCTACCGGCACCGATGTCATGTACGGCGGTCCTAACTGGGTCACTGGACAGAGTTATTCAGTATTCATGGCTTACAAACTGACAACAACAAGTTCTGGTAGATTGCTGAACACACAAAGTGAAGCCACAAAAGACTGGCTCATGGGCGCCTACAACGGTTTTATAAATACCTTCTATCCCAACTATGCAGTTAACTTGCCTAGCTCAGGAACAAACACTATATGGAACTTTGGCTGGGCTACCTGGAACACCAGCACAAGCCTAGGACAACTGTACACAGCAACAAGTGCTCAGCCAACTAGTACATCATTTGCTGTGACCAATGCCGGCGGCGGTGGTTTCAATCAGTTGAGATTGTTTAGTAGATCTAGTGGCACAGAAGTACAAACTGCTGACATAGCATTTGTCAAAGCATACGATGCTGTGCTCACGTTGGCAGAGGTACAGACCCTGTACAGTCAATACAAAGGAAGATTTGGATATTAAAAAAGGAACTACCATGTCAGAAGAACAAAAACAAGCAAGTGACAGCGAAAAGAAAAAAGAAGACTGGATGAACTCAAAATGGCGACCATCCATGGGTTGGATGTATATGATTGTGTGTGTATTTGATTTTATCATAGCACCTATTTTATGGAGTTTGGTACAAGCTCTGTTCAAGGGTGGTGTTCAGATACAATGGCAACCATTAACATTACAAGGTGCCGGCTTATTCCATATAGCTATGGGTGCTGTGCTTGGTTTATCCGCTTATGGACGTACACAAGAGAAACTTGCCGGTGCTAACAATGGTGGTATTACTGCCCCTATAGCGGCCAATATCGAACCACCAACAGCGAAACCACCAGTATTTTAAGGTTGCTTTTTAGTGCAAGGTGTGCTATAATATATTCTATGAACGATTATTATGGCACACTTGGCATATCCAAAACAGCCACTCCGGATGAGATCAAGACTGCCTATCGACGTTTAGCCAGCAAGAATCATCCGGATAAGGGCGGCGATACAGCTACTTTCCAAAATATACAAATCGCATACGATACTCTTAGCGATCCAGGACGCCGTGCTGCATATGATAATCCGCGGCAGCAGCATATACCACCAGGGTTTGGCAATGCTGGACAATTCGATTTTGATTCTATATTCACGATGTTTGGACAACGTCCACAACAACAACGAACACGGCAAGATAGAATGGCCTTATGGATAACCCTGGCTGATGTTGCCACTGCCGGCAGAAAAACAGTTGGGGTAGGAACCAACAATGGCACGGCCACATTAGAAATTGAAATACCACCCGGTATCAATGATGGTGATAATGTACATTATGCCAAATTATCCCCCAACGGTGGTGATCTTGTTATCACGTTTCGAATCCATCCACATCCAGCATGGCAACGGCAGGGACTGACCCTAAGCACAATACATACCATCGGTATATGGCAATTGATAGTCGGATGTGAAACTATAGTGCGTGATATCTTGGGCAATCAACTCAAACTTACCATTCCGGCAGGAACACAGCCCGGAACTATAATGAAATTAAAAAGTCGCGGGCTTACACAACGCGAAGGTCCTCCAGGAGATCTTTTGGTACAGATACAAACATCTATTCCTGCCGATATCCCAATTGAACTGGTAGATTTGATTAAAAAACAGATAGATGATTATGCGTAATAGTTGCTTTTTTATCGTAACTACTATATAATAGTATAGAGTTGTCACATATAAGGAAATATCTTGAATCAAAATCCCGAAATTGAACTGATAGTAAATCTTGCAGTTGAGATTGCCACAGAGAAAAAACATGAATATGTGCTAACAGAACATCTACTGTTGGCCACGGTCCGACATCGGCCATTTAGACATCTTCTTGAGAACTTTGGTGTTGATGTTGATCTTATGGATGCTGACATCGACACATACTTAAATGGCTTGGTAAATCTTGTTAGGAATTCTGACAGTCCTCCACGTAGAACTAATGCGTTAGAACGTATGTTTAATCGGGCACTGACACAGGTCATGTTCACCGGCCGTCAAGGTATGGAGATAATCGATATCTATCTTAGTATAATGGCAGAAAATAACAGCCATGCACATTACTTCCTGCTCAAACATGGTGTTAAGAAACAAGAGTTTGTTGATTTCTGGCAGAAGAATTATAACAAAAGCACAAACAAACTATCCAACAAACAAGCTGACGAGATACTGGAAGAATACTGCATCGGACTTACAGCAGCAGCCGAAAACGATAAACTCGAACCCCTGATTGGACGTCAGGAAGAATTAGCGGAAATGATTACTGTGCTTGCTCGACGATTCAAAGCCAACGTGCTCATGGTGGGTGATCCGGGTGTGGGTAAAACTTGTATCGCAGAAGGATTGGCACAGGAAATAGTTAAAGGCACAGTGCCGGAGTTTATCCGGGATCACGAAGTCTGGAGTCTTGAGATCGGTAGCTTGTTGGCCGGATCAAAGTATCGTGGTGAATTTGAAGAGAAATTCAAAATGGTAATCTCCGCCCTTGAAACCAAGAAGAATTGCATACTGTTTATTGATGAAGCACATACCATGAAAGGTGCTGGTGGTGGGGGTGGCAGCACACTTGACTTTGCTAATATGTTGAAACCGGCTATTACCAAAGGTAAACTAAAGGTTATCGCAAGTACAACATGGGAAGAATATTACGAAAGCTTTGAAAAAGATCGCGCTCTTATGCGACGTTTCCATAGGCTAAGCATAGATGAACCTTCGAACAAAACCACAGAACTTATCCTTACTGGACTTAGCCCACGGCTTGGACACTTCCATAATGTGGAGATCTCCACAGAGGCAATACTATCAGCTGTGGAACTCAGCAGTCGTTATATACATGATCGCAAAAATCCTGACAAGAGCATTGACCTGCTGGATGCGGCTTGTGCCCGTGAGCGTGTGAAGGACAAAGGCAGAGTCACAATAGATAAAGACATGATCATGGCTCAAGTAGCAAAAACTACCAGTGTGCCCATTGATCGTTTACAGAATGAACGTAGCACCAAGATTGTTGAGCTGGAAAGCAATATCAAGCAAAAGCTTTACGGTCAAGATTCAGCTGTGGATGCAGTATTGGAACGTGTTTATATCAATTTTTCCGGTATTGGAAATGCCACACGACCCATGGCCAGTTTCATATTCCTTGGACCAACTGGCACAGGCAAGACTGAACTAGCTAAATTGCTTGCCAAGAACCTAGATATGAAACTGTTAAAGTATGATATGAGCGAGTATCAGGAACGTCATACAGTATCCAGCTTGATTGGTGCTCCCCCGGGCTATGTGGGATTTGAAGATGGTAATGTGGGTGGTGGCAAACTAATATCTGATCTCAGCAAGAATCCCTTCTCAATCATACTATTTGACGAGATTGAAAAAGCACATCCGGATGTGACCAACATCTTGTTGCAGATGCTGGACGAAGCAAAGATAACCAGCAGCAATGGCAAAACGATTGATATTAAGAATTGCATCATTATCATGACCAGTAACTTAGGTGCAAAGGAAAACGAAAATAACAACATTGGATTTGGTGGAGCATTGGAACGTGTTGGCGAAGAAGATAAAGCAATGAAGGACTTTTTCAAGCCGGAGTTCCGTAATCGTATTGATTGCATTTGCAAATTTACCAAACTAGATCAATTAGCTGTGAAGAAGATCGTGATCAAGTTTGTTGATGAACTTAAAGCAAGTCTGACTCCCAAGAACATTACCCTGAACCTGGATGAAACTGTGGTGGATCATTTGGCCAAGACTGGTTATGATCCTAAAATGGGTGCAAGACCCCTGGGACGTAAAATTGATCAACTTATCCGTATACCATTAAGCAAACGTATATTATTTGATCGCCTAGTTGATTGCACAGTAACAGCAGTCATGAAAGAAGATAAAGTGGATTTTGAGATAATCGCAACCAAGATTGAACCTACTCCCATCGTGGATGACAACGGTTATATTCGGATCGAACAATGAAAATTACCCCAGTAGAATCTGACAGATTGTTTCATTCCCGATGGAAATACTGTGCATGTATCGGGATAAAAAATGCCAGTACCCTACGCCCACATCGTACGGCAAATTCGATTACAGCAGACAAAGACGCTGTGATAAAGTCGCTGAAAAAACGCCGCCTGTGGGATCGAGACTGGGGAATAAAGTGGAAACAAACACCGGGCATGGAGTTAAACGATGCACTAACTGGCAAAGAGTTAAACAATGCAAATGAGTTATTTGAATTTGTGGATCTGTTACAAAACACGGCCCAGGAGGTCAAATTAATATTTTATTCCAATCGGGTTTATGTTTATACAAATGAGTTAAAATTACTATCTGCATTGAATGATCTTACTGCCCGGAGTGACTCCACGGCTAGTCAGAGTTCTTTTATGACTAGGCAATTTACTCAAGCTATTATCACACGGGAAAAAGGCACGATCGTGCGGCACAATCCGCAGCATCGACATAGAACATATTTTAGAAGTTCCACCCTTACACATGAACAAAAACGCAGTTTGGTGAGTTTTTTTAAAGCAAATGCAGCAGAGATACGCTTATCACCCGAACTTGCCAACTGGGTCGATACTGAACGTAGGACTTGGATACGGTATTCACATTTTATTGATCATGACAGTATGAGCCATATTCTCATGTTAAATTTAATATCGGCTAAATTAGTACGCAGCACCATTGATATAATAGCTCATAAATAACTGATCATGGCAAAACTACAATCAACCACCTTAGCAATCACCATCAGCAAACTATGCAAAGATAGTGACACTCCAATTGAATTACTCACAGCAGACACTCTTGAACAAATTGAAGCAGTAGTTGCTCAATTGGTAAATGAGTCCGGTGCTGGCACAGTGGTAATCGAATCTAAAATATCCACTGAGTGATGAGCACAAATACTCTAACTATACTTGGCACCACAGTATATGGAATAGCTTCCGGGAATTATGACGGCAGCAGTGAAGATTTTTATAGTGATGCTGCTCGAGCGGTGGGATATTATCTTGGTCAGGGTAGCTTGCAAACTGCTATTATACAGGTGAGGGGATTCACCGGGGGTATTACCCTGCAAGGTACATTAAATACCGATCCGGCAGCGGCGGTCTGGAATGATCTCTACTTATACGGCAGTGATAGTAGCACCACTGTGACTGATTACCATCCAGAAAATATCGTGGGAAATTTTACCTGGATGCGAGCCCGCATAACTAACTTTAGCGATGGCACCATTGTTGGCGTGACCATCACATATTAAAAGGTACAATTTATGAGTGATAACACAGTGCAGTTTAACTGTCAGATAGAAACCACTGACCCCGCTGTGCCCCTAAGCATGCAAATATTGCTTGATGATCGAGAAATATTCCATTCTGCTTATATGCATGAACTGAGTCCAGTGAAATTTGAACATCATATGCCCGATGTAGATGGTGATCATACATTAATATTCCGTCTAAGTGGAAAATTGCCAGAACATACTCGAATTGATGCTGAAGGCACGATCATACAAGATGCTTATATCAGGATAACAGAATTGTCTTTTGAAGGGATTGACATCACCGATCTCTTAGACAAAACCACTGCTTATATGCATGATACCAATGGTACACAGCCAATGGCAAAACATGAGTTTTTTGAGAACATGGGCTGCAATGGTGATGTTATCCTGACGTTCAAAACACCAATCTATTTGTGGATACTTGAGAACATGTGATTTCACTAAATACTGTATGAAAAAATTAGTGATCATGCCGGGAGGTTTCCATCCGTTTCATGCCGGGCACATGGCTCTGTATACATCTGCTCGCGAGGCATTTCCTGATGCAGATGTATATGTGGCAGCAACCAATGATACTTCTGAGCGTCCATTCCCATTTGCCATAAAAGAAAAACTAGCAAAATTAGCTGGAGTTGAAGCCGGGCATTTTATACAAGTCAAAAGCCCATTCCAAGCAAGAGAAATAACACAGAATTATGATCCGGAGACTACTGCACTAATATTCGTCCGTAGTGAAAAAGATAGAACGAAACCACCACAGGCAGGTGGTACTAAAAAAGATGGGTCGCCGGCATATCTCCAGCCCATCACAGCAGAATTAAATCCCATGAACAAGAATGGGTATATGGCCTACTTGCCCACAGTGGAGTTCGGACCGGGAATGACATCTGCCACAGAGATACGTACAGCATGGCCCAAATTGAATGATAAACGCAAAACAGCATTGGTGATGAGTTTGTATCCTAAAACACAAAGCAATCCAAAATTAGCACAGACTGTGGTCAAAATGCTGGATACTGCAATTGGCAGTGAGGAAAGTTTGAATGAAGCAGTAGGCGGCAATTATCTTTATCATGCTACTGGTACTGACATTAACGATTTAAATGATATCATTATTAACGGTCTTAAAACTAATACTAGTAATCAACAACGGACGGGGTCCAAACTTAGAGCTGTTAGTTTTACAAGAAACTGGAGATATGCCCTTACAACAAAAGACGATGATAATCAAGGGTCATCCGGTATTGCCAATGGAGTTATATTTGTAGTAGATCAGTCTATTCTTAGACAAAAAAATAAAATGCAGTCGGTTGATCGACCAGCCGATAAGCTAAATGCGCTCAGATTTATACTAAACGCATTACCTGGAGTAAATCGAGTAACCGACTTGTATAGCTTAGCCGACGGAGTAGAAAATTTAACACCAGACGATCTTGTAGTACTATCTAAAATTGCAGGAGCAAATATAGCAGGCAGTCGTCAATTTGTTATTTTTGCTACTAAAACTTATTTTGCAGATAAAACTAATCAGCAAGCATTGGCCGATGCACAATCAAAAATAAAACAAGCTATTAGTTATTTTGTTAAAACCAGTGCAGGCAAATCTGTTGCATCTGCAGGAGGTAGTACTGGATCAGAATATGAAGAAGTTATATTGACACCTTTAAATTATATACCATTCAAAGATCTTGGCATAGTGGGATATATGATAAATCCTACAGTTGACTCTGCTAAACAACAAGAAATTAGAAATCTTTTTGCAAAGGCAGGAGTTAAAGAAATGCCTATTCCTAATTCTACTAGACCAGGAAAAAATATAACAGATCCCGCAATTTCACCGATGATTGGAACAATTAGGTACCAAAATAGGCCAACAACCGTTCGACAGGCTGTGGCGGAAAGCAAGAGTCTGACTAAGAAAGTAAAGATTGTTAAAGGCCCAGATTCTGGTAAGACAGGTTGGATTAGAGAAATTAAACATGGTGCTTTTAACGGTGCTCCAAAAACTTATTATGTTGATTTAGATGATGGTGGCCAAGCAAATAACTTACCCGGTACTGCATTGCGTTTAGTCAAAGACAACGATGTGGCGGAAGGCTCTGAAAATATCAAAATCTCAGATGACAAATCTATAGTAACTATCAGTGTTGATGGAAAAGATAGATTCATGTTGCAACCTGCCGAAGGACATAAACTAAAATCCTACGGTGGTGGCACATACCAATACTGGACTATCTACGACATAGAACGCAAAAAGAACAGGAAGAATCCTGCTATTGGTATGATGAGTAAAAATCAAGCTATCGCTCATGTTAAGAAATTAGTCAGACTGGAAAATAAAAGTCAACAGGCGGTTAAGGAAGACCAGGTTTATGAAGCTGACGCATCAGCAGTACAATTCCAAACAGCATCTACTAACAATTATCAAAGTAGTTTTACTGTTACTGCAATCGCTGATGGAAAAAATGTTGGGCATTTTTCATTTTTTAGAGATCCCGAAACTGATGACGTACACAATCAGGCAGAAGTAACTGATGATGTGCGCGGTAAAGGTTATGGCAAGGCCTTGCTACTCAAAGCTATTGAAGTTGCAAATGATCATGGATTGGGATTTCAAGAAGATAGTCAAAGTCTAAGTCGTGCTCAAAGCAGAGTGTATGACAGTTTATCTGACACTGGATGGATTGTAGATGCTGACGGCTATTGGTTTTTGACTCCTGAAGGCGAACAAGAACTTGCTAGACTAAGCACAATACAGCAAGGCGTGGCGGAAGGCTCGCTAGCCGATGCTGCCAAACTGGTCAAGAAAGGTGCGCTACACAAGCAAGAACACATTCCACTTGACAAGAAGATTGGCGCTACAAAACTAAAAAGTCTTAAAGCTCATGGTACTCCATTAGAACGTAAACGTGCTAATTTTGCCCTAAACATACAGGGTATCAAGGAAAATGCAACACAGTTAAGCATACAACAACTGGCAACTATCAGTGATGCTGCATTAGATAATGCTTATCAGTATGGTCGTAGCAGTCCCGGTAATACTTTTGGTTGGCAAGCAAATTTAAAATCAGCAGAGTTTGCTAAACGCATGATCGATGCCGGTGTCACAGACATTGAAAAGATTAGCGATGCTATACACAAAGGATGGAATGTCACAGCCAAAGCATTTGTGCAAAATCCTGAGCAATTTGACGATACAGAGAAATTAAAAGCTGCTGGTAAATTAGAAGCAAAACTGCAACAACGTGCAAAGTTGATGAACATAGAATATGCTCAGTTACCCAACGACGAACAAGAAAAAGATCGTGTGGTTGCCGGGGCATTGTTACAAGCACTTAAAGGAGAAACGGCGGTAGACGAAGATGCTGTGACCGACCTTGAACACGATATGAAACCACACAGCAACTATGCGGCAATTGATCATTTGATGAAATACCTGGCAGCAAAACACAAAATAACTCCGGAAGAATTGCATGATAAGTTTGTGAACAAACATCACATGATACCCGACGAATGGATCAAACATAAACCCATGTCCGAGGCTGACGAAGTACCCGATTATGATAGATCTGACGAACTTATAAGTCGGTTAAAAGCTAGAGTAGCAGCCAGCAAAGAACTTGCTCGCAAGGGCAAAAAGCCTGTGACACGACTCGATCCCGAAACCGGCAAATATCGTGTGGATTTCACCGACGGTCCGGACTACATAGACGAAGACCCTTTTAGAGGATAACTTAGTATTCCCTTGTTGAGAAATATTTGCCACCGGTGTAAACTGTAGTAAATATTATCACAAACATAAAGGGAATTACATGTCTGACCCACAAGCAACACCTGTAGCACCGCCAGCTACACAACTGCCAAATCAACCACAAAATGTTCAAGTAAACATTGACTATTTGAAAACTACCAAGGTGCATATTTGCACTCCTATGTACGGCGGAATGTGTACAGAACAATTTTTTATGTCGGCGGTTAAATGGGCTAACACAGCCAGACAGCTGGGCATTGATTGGACAGTAGAAACAATGACCAATGAAAGCCTTATTACCCGGGCACGTAATACACTCACAGCAAAATTCCTTAGCAATCCCGACAGCACCCACCTTATGTTTATCGACGCTGATATTGGCTGGGAACCTTGGCATTTGCTGGTACTGCTAAATCGTGATGTGGACATCATTGGTGGCTTGTATCCCATGAAAAGCTTACCCATCAAATGGTGTGTGAATGGCTTTGAAGGCGCAGAAGAAGGCGTAGATGGCTTACAAGAAGTCACTAAAACTGGCACAGGCTTTATGCTGATCAAACGTGCGGTATTTGAGAAAATGAAAGGTCACCCATCAGTTAAACCATTCATCAACGACATTGGACTGCCGGCAGAACTAAACAAAGATATGAAAACATACTTTGATACTGGGGTACGTGAGAATCGCTACTACAGTGAAGACTGGGCATTCTGCGAAAATTGGCGTGATCTTGGTGGCAAGATTTGGGTAGATAAACGTGTGTTGCTACGTCACGTGGGGACTTATGTGTTTGATCAAGCTGCTCAGGATCAAGTGTATAAAGAACTGCATGTTATCGCACAAGCAAATCAAGCTGCACAAGGAGTTGCAGTGGCAGCACCAGTTGATGTCCCAGCTGGGGCGCGGGCTGCTATTGATGTGACGGCACTGGGCGGTGGGGTACCTGATGCTCCTGCTGTTGCTGTTGCTCCTGCACCACTTGTTGGGAAAATCATGTCTACTAGCAAGAAAAACAAGAGTAAAAGTAAAACAATAGCATAACTGCAACGGCATCGTGTCGGAACCGAGGCCGCAGATTCTGCGGCTTTTGTTTTTGTAATAAATATAAAATGAACATTGAACAGCTGGAATCCTATAATCTTGCAGATGCCGTTAAATTTAACGATCATCTGAATCCCCGACTCTTTGGCAAAGACGAACATTTGCTGCCGGAGGTGCGCCGACATCTATTAAGCATCGCAGATGATTTCCGTGAATTCCTTGGTGTTAACGGCTATGAACTACGGGATATAACTATATCCGGTTCTAATGCTGCTTATAACTATACTCCACACAGTGATATAGATTTACATCTGGTGGTAGATTTGCCACAAATGAATAACGAAGTATATAAAGAATTATTCAATGCAAAAAAGTATGAATACAACGATAAACATGATATTAAAATCTCCGGATACGATGTAGAACTATATGTGCAGGATGTAAATCAAACACATGTGAGCCAGGGCATTTATAGTGTGTTGAACAATGATTGGGTGGAAGTTCCACGTAGACAAAAGCACACAGTAAATGATGTAAGCACACGTAGCAAATATGAAGATGTGCAGCAAAGGATAAAACAAGCCATCGCATCAGATGATTTAGAACTCATGTCTGATCTAAAGCACAAGATATTAGATATGCGTAAAGCAGGTCTGGCTCGGAATGGTGAGTTTGGTCCAGAAAATCTCGCATTTAAAATGCTACGAACACAGGGTGATATTGGCAGATTAGCTAATGCTTTAACTGCCGGCCGTGATCGAGAACTAAGCTTGGTTGAACGTCGTCCAGTGCCAGTCAAGTATGGTTTTGCAGTTAGTGAAGATTATACAAAAAGATTAGACTGGTCATCATTGGATGAAGGATTGAGTCTGGAGGATAAAATGAGTATCTTTGAAGAATTTTATATCAAAGGTAATTTGACAGAATCCATTGATCAAGATAAAAAGGAGTATTTTGTATCTTTATTTGACTTATCAACGACTCCAGTGAAAAATCAAAAATATATTGTGGTTCCATTGTCACTGGTTAATAACAAGATAATGCCATTGGATCAGCCAAGTTATATGGAATTCCTGGCGAGAGCACAAGATAGTTTAGTGTTCAAGTCCTCACATGGACAAAAAACATATCCATCCGATATCATGAGAGATTTGAGTGTGTTCCACACCTTTACTTTTTCAACAGCGGCGGATTATAATAAGTTTAGAACTGCATTAGTCCTGAAGTTTAATACTGAACTGCCTGCTATTACAATAACCAATGAAGATGCAAGTATTAGCCCAGATGGTGTAAATCCAACCACTAAGATGATACTGGAAAAAGAAAGGATTAGTACCAAGACTATACTCGCAGATTTTGTTAAATTCTGCAGTGAGCATCTGGGCTTGGAAAAGTCACCTGCTATACAGCTTCGTCGTGATCCACAGTGGTCGGCACGGAATAAAACATTCGGACGATTCAACACAGAGACTGGGGCATTAGAAGTAAGCATTGGCAACAGACATGTCATGGATGTATTGCGTACAGTGGCACATGAATTAGTGCATCAACGCCAAAGTGAGGTAGAAGATATGCCTGACACCAGTGGTGAAACAGGCAGCAAATACGAAAACCAAGCTAATTCCCTAGCCGGTGTGTTGATGCGTGACTATGCTGAATTGCATCCTGAACATTTTGATTCAGTTACGGAAGGTGCTGCCGGTTATATCCCCACCCGAGCACAAGCTCGAGATCCTCGTTTTGTAATGGCCCTTACTAAAGATGTTCGTCCAGGAGAAGTTGCACGACAAGCAAATAAAATGGGTTTGCAAGTAGATAGTAAGGGTGCACCGGCATTGTTACTTAAAGAAGACGAAGACAATGCAGTGATGTTAACCCGGCTAGGGCGATTCCATCCAGGTAAAGATACATTAGCTGATATTGTTCCGGAAAGACAGAATGTGAAATATGCTTTACATCCGGATAAATGGGAAGCAACCTTCTATAGTCTAACCATGAAAGATAGTGACAAACTTAAATTCTTTGGTCCAAAAAAGATAGCGATTGCTGCCGGTACCCTGGTAGGGGATATGGCTATCGCAAATCAGTTCTATAGGGCAAAAACTCCGGAAGATCGGCAACGATATGCTGAAGAATATAAACAAAGCTTACGGCCATATCCAGTTGATATTAGTCAATACCGTATGCCAGAATTATTAATACCTGGTGATGCTGAGCAATTAGATGAGTTATCGTTTCTGGGCAGTCCATGCACACAAGATTGTTCCGGACATCGTGCTGGATATGATTGGAGCAAGGCCCGTGGTGGAGTTGATGCAGAATCCTGGAGTCCTAGCTTTAACAATGGTGCAGGCTTGGCCAAGGCTGGGAAATGAAAGCCGTAGAATTCATAACTGAAGGATCAAATCATCCTTGTATAGTTGTGGATGTTCAACCCGAATATAGTGGTATGAATGATGGTGACGAAAGTGCTGTATTTCCGGAGATTATTAATTTTGTTAATAAACAAACCGGGCCTGTATTGATGTTTGTTAATGCTGAAGATCAAGGGCTTAGTGGTGATACGGTAGCAGATATAAAGCAATATTGGGATGATACTATTTGTCCAGAAGATGTCAGATATTCATATGATGAAGAAAATGATGAGCACATAGAAAATCCCAATTGCCCAGTTATAAATTGGAATCGTTTTCAGATTGTAGATAAAGGATATGGATATTTCAGGTCTTGGATGGATCAAGGCGTCGAACCAGCAACTATCATTGCCACTATACGAGAGTTATACCAACAAAAGAAATCTGACAGTAGAGATCTACAGTTTCCACCATTTAATTCTCGAACACCACAGCAATCATTGATTATGGGAGCGATGCAAGAATTAGGTGAAGATTCTATTAGTGTTAATTGGACCAGTGTAGCACAGCTAAAACAGTTTAACGGTGCTTATTTAATGGGTGGTGCACGAGATCAATGTCTGCGGGAAGTAGAATTACTAATGAATGCGTTTAATATTAAATATAAGCGTATAGATAGTTTGGTGTATACATGAAAGCCGTAGAATTCATAACTGAACTTAGTAAACAAGCTGTGACGGAAGCCCCGTTAGCTGACTATCAGCCTCTGGGCAACTTTGACAAACAAGGACCATTTAGAGGTGCGGATAAGAAGCTGATTCCACATCCTGTTAGCCAATTAAAGACACAGAAATTCCTGCAGAATACACCCTACGATTTTAGATTATTTTTCAGCAACATTCCCGGCACCGGCAAATACAATGAATACGGCCCCATGGAACCGGACTTGATCAAAGCAATATTTGGTAAAGATGCTGCGGCTATTTTAGCCAACAGCGAAAATGCTATCACAATAGTGTATGTGGGTAATTCGGGCGCGGCCAAAAAGTTAATGACACCCTGGATCATGGCACATAGATTTGGACATGCTATTCAAGCTGGGAACCGTGGCAGGAATACAAAAATAGGTGCATGGCCCGACGCCGAAGGATACTTCTTCCGTACAGTTAATCAAGTATTAGACCGTGCATATGGTAAAACCGGGCAGAACCAGAGTCAACGAGCTCCTAACTGGGATCTAACACCGGAATATAATGCATTGTTCAATGCCATAGGAACACAACGTAGTAGCCGTGGCAATCAAATTAAACGGCCATACGAATTCCTATATGAACTATTTGCTCAGTATATCAAAGATGGTAAAATAACATTGAATCCATTGCCCGCTAATCTAGGTTATGGAAAACAAAACTGGGGCACGCCATCAAAATATATGACGTTAAAACCGGAGTATAGGGATGAGTCTACTAGACAATATGAAGCACAGGGATTAGCAGATGACATGTCCGACTATTTTGCTGAAGTATTAAGAAGTGCAGTTGGCAATATTTACGTAATGTAAGCCGTATATGAGAGCAAATGAATTCATACCAGAAGCAGATGACACATTAGGTATCGCCGATCCGAGTAAAGCACGAGCTTGGATAGCCAAAGTATATGCTGAGTATCCTGGCAGGTGGCAAAATAATCATGTCATGACCTGGGGTGAAGGTGATGATCAGCAATTCGCCATGTTTGACTTAATTCCCAGTCTGATCAAGAAAGATGCAGTAGAAGTCAAATGGTTCCAGGCGTATCCATTACGTCAAGGTGTTGGTACTCGGGCCATGAAAGTATTGCAAGATTTAGCCAGACAAGATGGGATTACGCTAACATTGTTTCCCTGGGACAAAGGTCAAGTTAGTCAAGCTAAACTAACCAAGTTCTACCGAGATCAAGGTTTCACACCCACTGTCAAAGGCGGCAAGGGTATGTCGTGGACACCTGAAAAGCCGAGTGTGGCGGAAGCATCAAACCAACCATATATGTTTTATCGAGGTGAACCAATACTGTCATCTGACAGATTAAAACAATTACAGGACAGTGTTGGCAAGCCTTATCCCTTATTGAGAAAAGCAGGAAGTTCTGCCAACATTGGCACATACATGAGTCCCGACGGTGAAAAAGCCACCAGTTTCGTTCGGCAGGCCCTGGCAGGTCAAGGCAAGGGTGGCGCTGTGACCAAAATTGCAGTTGATCCTGGCAGTTTTCAACAGGGCGACGGTGGCATTGATGAAGCAGTGATCATCACCAATATTGCCGGCTTGGTCAGCGGCAAAGATCCAGATCCTAATGATCCATTGAGGATTCAAGACCGCAAACAGGCAATGTTGAAGTATCTTGGTCCAGGAGTTCAAAAATATCTCAATGATCCGTTATTGACCGACCCAAAAATGGTTCAACGTTGGTACAATCCTGAATTTGCACAAAAGAATTGGAACACAATCAAATCAGGAAAACAGGCAGTGACCAAGCCAGGTGAAAGTAATATTCAAGAAAAAATGCTACAGATGCTGGGTCCATTGGCGGAAAAAATTCGCAGAGATCCGAAAGTGATCGAGTATTTTCTCACACACAATCCAGGTGATTGGATTGAATATAATTTCAGAATGAACAGTGATGGTTCTGGCACTAAAGTAGTGGATGTAAAATATTATCCACCCACCAAGTCAGGTGTGGCGGAGGGCTTCCCTCAACCGGGACCAAGTTCAGGTGCTCCAAAACAGTTTGGCTCTGATGCTAACATACAAACTCGCCAAATGACTGTAGGCCAGATTATATCATCTATACCCGGTGTGCCTTACTATAACAATGTAGTTGATGATTGGGACGCTAAAGATTACCACAGTTGGAACGTAACTGAAAAGGCAATAGAGTATGCTGAGTATTTTAAAAAACATCCAGAGTCATTAGCCCAACTTGATCCAATAATAGTGTTAAACGGCAAGTTTGAAGATGGAGCACATAGAGTATCTGCTATATGGTTGCTACAACAAAGAATGGATCCTAAAAATCCATTGTGGAAAAATGCTAAATTAAATGTTCAATTTGTTAAGCAAGGTGTGGCGGAAGGTCTCAGCATTGATGTACCCAACGAAGAATGGTTACAAGGCAAAATAGACTATGCTAAAAGCAAAGGTCGTGATCAATGGGGAGCTCCTTTCTT